AAGTATCACCGTCTACAATCCTGTCTAGCTCAGCTTGGTAAACAAAAGCGTCTGGTCCGTCACTCATTATCTTCACCGTTTGTTGTTGTTACGGTTTTATAGTAAACCACAACCTGTTTCAATTCATTAATATACCTTTTTAACTCTTGCATGTTGTAGGCCATCAATTCGTAATCTGGAACCGACATAGCAAAAAAAACAACATTGCCCTGGTCCTTTTCAATCCTGGCTAAAAACTCATCTATATTTTTTTCGGACACAACATACCAGTAAGGCTCTTTGAGATCGATTCCCCTAGGCATGACTGGTTGTATAAATGTTCGCTCAACCGGCTTACTAACAACCTCTACTTGCTGTAAGCTAGGGATTAGACTGCAACTGTAAGCCATCGTTGAGGCTATCAATATTGCGACTGTCCTCTTCGATGCTTTCAAAAACTTTTTTAGTTCCATTATTTACTCTCGGTTCTATTAGACCAGGCTTTGCCGCGGCTAATTTAGTTAAATCGTGTCTTTTAAAAATGTCCAGGTACCGATTCATTTCGGCTTGTATCTCTTGATTTTTTGTTTGAAGGGCCAGGAGTCCCTCGGATTGTACTTTAAAATCATTTTGCATGGTTTCTATGGTGGCGAGTTGTTCTTGATTCCGTATTTCAAACGCTTGATTGAGTTGTGAAAGACGAGTATTTTCTACCATTAGGTAATAAAATCCTGCCCCCAGCACTAAAATAATTCCTATAAAAACTTTGCTCATTAAGATCCTTGCGTAATTTTTATTATAGAGTCGCCACCACCATTTATTTTTACAGTATTAGAAACTCCGTTCTGTATAAAAATTACAGTATAGCCTTGGCTATTGTTTAAATCTACTTGGACCGATTGCTCTACTTTTCTGCGCAGGCTAATCAAATCACCAGAAACTAAGGTAATAATTTGTGTTTGCGTATCTTGTCCTACTTTTGTACCAGTGATTCTTGTTACGGTTTGTTCTTGTTTTAGATCATCTTCTTCTAACTGATCTAGCTCATCAATAATTTTTAATAGATCCTCAAAAAAATTAACATCTAAATAATTTATATCTAGCTCCGTAAATTCGAGCTCGTCTTTTGCAAAATAATCAACATCTAATTCATCAAACTCTAAAAAATCAACATCTAATACGTTGTTATTTGAGCTGGTTTCTTCTTCTATAAAATTTACGTCCTTTTTTGGGGGCTGGACAATTAACATATTATCAATGACATCCAGTGTTAGATCTAAAATTACGGGTTTGCTAGGAGTTTGTTCAAAAACCGTAGTCACTGTTGATTCGTAGGGTTTATTTAATATTACTGAACCCATAGCAGTAGTTACCTCTATTTCACCGCTGGCAGTGCCGTCTGGGTTTGGCAATAATATTATTAGTGACTCACCGATTTCATTTGTGGTGATAGTAAAGTCAGTACCCCTAATACCGATAACCGCGCTATTAGTTCTTATGGTTATATTTTTTTTGTTTATTTTTTTTAGTTTGCCTGTTACAAACCTGGCCGTCCCTTTTGCAAAGTTTAGGGCCATTTTTGATTTGTCTGGATTTGGATCAAACACAAACTCATCAATTAACACTTGAGAGTGTTCGGTTAGTCGTATTAGTGTTTCATCAAGAAAAGTCACAGCCATACGGCCGTTCATGGTTTCGAGTCTATCGTAACTCTTTACGTTGGAATCAATGGTAGCCTCATATACAGAAGATATTGAGGTGTCTACTCTAACAATCCTGGCACTACCATTAACCTCTGATATGGCCCCTACTTCAACACGAGGTGCTTGTTCCGCCGTCGTTTTGCTTGACGCAAATAGTACCGTTATTACCGTTAGAATTAATTTGTAGCCAGTCACTTGCTAATGTACTTTGTTGTTCTATATTAAATGTTCGTGAATTACCTGTCTGATCCAAATAGAAATATCCACCACTATCTCCGTCTGCATCAAAATTAATTGTGTTTGAATCTCCATCTACATCAACATAATTGGTTGCAAGGTCATAGTCAATATTAAAGGTAAAATCATTTGAGTCTCCCTGGACAATCCAATCTAAGTCTAATGTGCTTGCTAAGTCGGCAGTGGCAACATTTAACTCAAAGGTATTACTGCCCCCAGTTACGTCAACGTTAAAATTACCGCTATCAGCACCATAAGTGTTCGTTGGATCTACTTGTATATCAAAAACGTTGGAGTCTCCATCAAACTCAAAAAAACCAGTGAAAGTGTCGGATGTAATATCACCTAAAAATTTGTTCGAATCACCAATTTGGTTTATATCCAAAGTCATGGTCGCACCATCTAAATCTAATGCAGTCATGCCTCCCGCTACAGCGTCCGCTCCGCCAATTATGTTTGAGGATCCTAGCTGTTCAATATCTAAATTAAATGTAGCACCGACTTGATCTACATAAACCTCGTTATCCGCTAATAAAAATCCGCTAACCGCGAATAGAATCAAGTAGCTCTTGATCCGGTATATTCCAATATCCATTTTTTACTCCTAGTTTTATGGTTTCCAAAACAGCTGTTTCAACCGCATTTTGTAAAGCAATATTTACAGATTCGTTTTCAACCATGCCATTTTCAATCTCTATTAGCTCGGTGCCATTAGAAATAAATCTAAAAGCGTCCTGGCTAATAGCAACACTTAATATAGTTTTTGTTGTTAAAACTTCAATGAGCACTTTGCCAGTGCTTACTGAAACGGTCCGAAGTGACACAGTTACGGTATCTTGCCTATATTCTTTTTGGCCACCAATACCTAAATACCTGGCTCCCAGACCTCCCGATTTAGTATTGCTTTCATATCCTATCACACCGCCTTCCATAATCAATCCAGCGAAGGCCAAGGGTAAAACCTTCTCATCCTCGTTAAAATCTTTCCTGGTAGATCTGATAAGTTGTCTTTCTTTCGTTAAGTTGTCCAATCCAACACGCTCTACAACATCAAAAAAATTGCCATTGCCAGCATGTGTTAGGGCCCTTATTAGGTAAGCGTGTGGTGCTTGAGTGATTGCGGTGGAAAAAGAGGCGTAACTACTATTACTCCTTCTTTGGCCTGTCTGATCGGTGAAACTTGTCGGGTAAACCGCTATTGTAGGTTTTATAAACGGTTTTCCAATATCTGCTAACTCTTGATTGATAAGATAGCCAACCTCTGATTGTTTTTGAAGTGTTACTGGAGGAGCGTAATTATTTAGTATTGACCAGTTTGCGCAACTAGAAAGAAAAATCACCGATAGGCAAAGTAATTTCTGTAGTATTTCCATCTTGGTCCGTAATAATTAAGGTTATGTAGTCTCCATCCGTTGAGTATTCTATTGTATTGCCTTCAAGCTCTAAAGTTCCAGAAGTGTTAGCAGTTTCTCCAAAAAGGTTATCCACCAGCTGTCGGGATAACTGTGCGTAAATTCTTGACTCCAGGTTTCTTATAAAACGAGCAAGAGTTGTGTTTTCAGCATCCCTTTCTAGCTCCTCCTGGTATGCTTTTATTTCATCTTTAATCGCCTGCTTTCTATTAAATTCTTGATTTTCTATGGTTAAATAATGCGATGAAGTTCCAACGCCCGAAAAACTGGGATTTTTAAAACTATGCGTCATTTCATCGGCCACCAATTTACCGATAAAAAAAATTAATATAAGTATGCAGGTGGCTAATACAACCATTTGATTATGCTTGCTCATAAATATGGTGGATCTTGAAATAAAGATAAAAGTATTAATAATCCACAAATAATCAAAATTAAATCAATCATCCTTTAGTTTATTTTCTTCCTTTAATTCTAAAACTGTATTAATTTTTTGTTGCAATCTAATCATGTCTTGATCTAGCAATCTCAACTGATCTGTTAATCTTATAATGGTTTTCTTCATTTCACCAACGGCGGGATCTATGGTTTTAGTTATTGTGAACCAAACGTAATAAACAAAATATCCTAGGCCCACAACCATAACCGTTGTAAATCCAAATTCTTCTACCAGGGCTACAATGTCCATCAATCTCTCCTGGCATCTATTTTCCCATCTTCTACAAAATTTTCCGCTCTAGCTATTCTTGTAAGGTCTGGACTTAAATCTAAAGCAGAAGAAACACTGGTATCTATTCTAATCATGTCATTATTCATTATGGAGGCCCTGGTGATAAGCATTTTAGTAATAGACTCTACACCCTTGATGTCATTAACAAGGCCCGTCATAAGCTGTTTCATAATCAAAAAAATGAAGTAACCCATTACTAGGCCGCTGGCTATTGGTACGCCAACTTCTGAGATCAAGCTGAACGCTTGGTCCATTAATCCTCGCCTTTGAAACCTTTAGACGAATTTGAGGTTCCAGCATAGAGCCCGAACCATGCCGCCCCGGCACCAACGATTATTGATATAAGTCCGGATTGCTCTAAGCTAGGTTCCTCTAGTCCCATAAACCACATGGTTGAATAGTAGAGTAAAAATATATATACACTTAAAAATACTCTTGGAAATATTCTCCAAGAATCTACAGCTTTGGCCAGGTGAATCCATTTTTGATGTGGATTTACTTTTGAGTCTGATTCAAGCTCTCTAATTTTATCTTTTAGATCTGAAATTTCTCGCACCATATCCATGAATTTATTGAGGTCCATTTCGACCTCATTTTTATCCATGTCGCCGCTAAATTTACTTTGCTCGTTCATACATATTTAACCAGAACTACAGCGCCAACAATAAAGGGATATACGGCCCATAGCATAGCCTCGAGCCTATCAAACCTCTTTGAACCCATGTCGAGTCGTTTGTCTATGCTTTGATATAATGCTTTACATTCGCGTTCGTGCGATTCAATAGCATTTAAAGCGTCTTTTATTGTTGCCAATTATTATCCTTTATTAGTTTTTTTTACCCTTTTTGTAGTATAGGCCTCATTTACATCGGGTGTAGATTTGTCGTCTGCGACATATCTACCTTTTTTATTTCTGGATCTAACCTTTACTTCTTCTGTACCTGTGAAAAAATCCACTACCTTAGTCCACCAACTCATGCTACTTCTCCTTTGCGCGGCCTATATTTAAAGCGGCCCAATCAACCAATTTGTAAAGTTTAGCAATCCAAACGTCATCTTTCGGCGTGGGCGTAGAGGCGGCAATTAAAGAGGCCACGGTTACTATAATTGTCACCCATGTCACTGCATCTACTATCATTTCCATTTTTTTCCCCTCCTACAAGGTTATTTTTCTAAAATCTTAGTTTCGGTATTTTGTTCCTCTTTATTTTTTTTGTTCGTATCTTCGTATGATTTTGTTAAAGCATTTTCAAAAACAGTGTAAGACGCGTTGATTTGATCTAGGTCAAATTTTAGTTTCATTTGTTTATTTTTTAAATCAATGCATTGTTGATAATAATATTGTTGATCTTGATTAAGGTCATTTACACTAACCTTTTCGTTGTCAATCATAATTACATTTTCTTCAGACATGTCACTTTCCTATAATTTAAGTTTTTTTTATTAATTTTTTTTATGCGCTCTCCAACGTTGTAATACGAGCCTCAAGCTCTTGTATGGTTTTTACAAGTAAAGGTACGAGTTTAGCTTGATCTATAGTTTGATAAACATCCCTGGTTAAAGAGGCAGTCCATGTAGAATCATTTTCGTATTGATCGGTTTCTTTACCTGCTATCCACTCAGCCTCAGTAACTCCTTCAGCCAACACAAGACCACCTGCTGTTCTTACTACATTTTCAAGTGTTTCAGTTGCATCTTTTGCGCCTGTAATTGCCTCGGGGACAATATCTTCAACTTCGTGAGCTAGGAAACCATCGACTGTTGTATCAGTTTCATCAAGTGTCCAGTTAAATCTTGCAGGTTTTAGTTGTTTTAATCTAGTTGTAGCATCCCAAGTATAGTTTACATTTTCTTTAAGTCTGTAATCTGAGCTAGTGTTAAATGCTGTGCCTCCAGCACCACAAACTATACCACCAACTTGAGTGCTACCACCCGAAATTGTAAAAGCAAAAATGTCATACGCACCTGTACCAGATTCATTATTAGTCGTTGCGCACAATCCTGCATTGTTAGACGACATATTCAAACATCTTGCCGCACCCGTTCCCGCTGTTAATCTTAATCTATGAGTTGTATCGGGTGTACCTCCAATATTCATGTTACCACTTGAATTCATAGTAGCTGTTGCGCTACCACCTGTGGCTAAAACCAAGTTCAAGTTGTTTTGTGCGGCTACTTGACCAGCAGTATGTGTACTTCCGTTTCCTACATATCCTAGGGTCAAATTGTTTGAGCCAGAGAATCTTGATTCAAAAGTAAAATTAGTGGTGGCAGTGCCACTATTTTCGGTTAGTATTCCGCCTGCAATATTTACAGCAGTAGTCGAACTGCTGGTGGTGGTAGGACTTGCAATTCCAACACCTACATTACCATCTTCTTTTACTCTAAATAAAACATCCGTGTCATTAATTGCTGTTTTGTCCTTAGAAATTGTAAAAGTTTCTGTGGTAGCACCATCATCCGAATCAATATTTATTGAAAGAGAAGCAGGAACATTAATAATTCCATTATGTGTGCCATTATCGTCAAGTTCTAAAATACCATTGTTAGATGTAAGTTTTTGAGCAGTTAAAGCACCCCCAACATCTAGTGTTTGGGCTATATCGACATTTTGAGCGGAATCTATTGATATGGCTGAATTTGTGCCAACAGTCGATCCTTCACCTATATCAAAATTTCCCGTAGAAACATCTAAACCTAAATAATAATCATTTGAGCTACCATCAAAAACAACTTTGGTATCAACCGCCGCACCGTCACCTATGGTTAAAGAATCGTCTGTGATTGTAAGAATATTGTTCGTACCAACAGTCGATCCTTCTCCAATCACTAATTTGTCTGCTGAATCATCATTAGCTATATAGAAGTCTTTAACGCCATTAAACTTAATTGCTACATCTTCCTCTCCACCGTCACCAAGAGTTAATGTTGGTGTAGTGCCTAAAAGTGACATGGTTTGTGCTGTGATATCGCCTGTAGTGGATGATGCCGCTTGGCCTACGCCGATTGATTCTGCAAATTTAATATCTAAATTTTCATCTATTTCTATAGCGGGAGTGGTTCCAACCGCAGATCCTTTACCGATTACTAAATCGTCTGCTGAATCGTCTAGGCCTATGTAAAAGTCCTGGGCGTTACCGTCGAATACAATTTTTGTATCTTCCGCCCCAGCGTCTCCAATTGTAAGCGTTGGGGTTGTACCCACTAAAGTTAAACCGCCATGCAAAGTAGTTAAAAGATTTTCATCAACAGCTATAGCTGGAGTTGTCCCTACAGCTGAACCTAAACCAATAAGAAGATCATCGGCAGAATCATCTAAGGCTATGTAATAATCTTGAGCATTACCATCAAAAACTATTTTAGTATCTTCTGCTCCAGCGTCGCCGATTGTTAGGGTTGGTGTGGAACCAGATATGGTAACTGAATCTGTTAAATTTAGATCCGTTAGGGCCTCGACCATAGCACCGCCAGATCCAGCACCGTCTGAATAAATCGCTTTAACGTGGCTGTTTGGTACGGTAACGGTGGCCCCGGTTCCCTGTTTGATAATAATGTTGTAAGGCCCACTAGATCCGCTGTCTGTGGTAGCGTTTTCAATAAACCAAAGTTTAGAAACGGTGTTTGGTCCTATGGTAATCGTGCAATCAGAATCTAAAGCACCCGTGTATTTTAAAAATATAGATCTACCCGGATCAGTAGATCCATCTGCTATTGTTGTTGTGTGAGTGTTAGCATTAGTAGTAATGGCCTCCGTGCCAAAACTAAAAGCCTCTGCAATAAGCTCAAGGTTTGTGTTTGTCGATGTTCCCCAGGTTCCGGCCTCGTCACCTGTTGCTATCTCTTTGAGCCTTAAATCATTTACATAAGTTGCCATGTCGTTGGTCCTCTTTTAAATATTCAATACGTTAAGCCGCATCACGGCCAGCGTCAATCTCAGTATAAGACGGAGTTTGACTTGTTGCAACGGCGGAATACCCAGGAGATTGATCCGTGTCTATTTCACCATATACTAAAATAAATCCTGTTGATGCAGTAAATTGCACTCCTGTCGGTGATACGTTAGCTTTTGCTTGTGTGGTAACAGCTCCGATACCCGAGGCTACCTGGAATCCAGTTAAATTTATAACCTCATTTTCGTGGACTATGACAGATCCAAGTGCCGAGGTTGTGACCAGGGTTGTCGGAGTTACGTTTGCTTTTGCTACTTGTGTTGTAGTACCAAGTCCAGAAGTAATCGCAAGGGTTCCTAGTGTTTGATTTGCATCCGCGGTTTGTGAGGTCGTGCCTTGGCCAGAAGTAACAGCGAAGGTGTTAGTTAAGGTTATGTTTGCATCGGCTGTCGGTGTTGGTGTGCCTAAACCAGAAGTTACAGCTAGTGTGGTCGGGGTTATGTTTGCTTTACCGCTTTGTGTGGTTGTTCCTAGTCCAGAGGTCAAGCCAAAGGTTGGTGCCTGGACTACGGCACCAGCCTGGACAGTTACAGTGCCAAGGCCAGAGGTTGTGACTAGGGTTGTACTAAGGGTAACTGGTAATTCTTCACTCCAAGCGCCTTCACCCCAGGTGCCTCTACCCCAACCGTTGATTATTGCCATTAGCTAGATAAGCTGTCACGCACTTCTTCTAGGCGTGTTTTAATGTTGTTAAGATCCGCTCGCACTGGTTCTGTCATAAAATCTAATAGCAACATTGATTCTACAGTTGCTATACACCAGTTGACTTTTTCAAGATCACTCATCATTATCTCCAAAGATATTTATATTGTTAAGGTTGTAATTTTTTGCACTTTTTTGTAAACTATTGTTGATGTCTAAAGAACGCATATATTTTAGTTGGGAAGATGGCCCTGCCGTGGTTAATCCTGTGGGCGCAGGATATGACGGGTTTTTCATCTCTCCTGGCAAATCAGATTGGACACTTGCTGAGCCTAGCCAAGTTGCAGATTTTTTGGTCGACGGCTTAAAGATGTCTAAAACAGCGTTTGATTCTAAGTTTGGCGTTATTGGTAAAGATTTACCAGAGCTACCCGAAACGTAACCACCCATAGCAAACTTTTTAACTTCGTCATAAAAACTTGGATCTATTTGTTTTTTAGCGTTTTGGAAAACTTTTTGCATTTTATCTTGTAAAACTTGTCCTTTTTCTAATATTTCTGCGTTGATGCTTTGCCTTTCTAATGGATCTGTTGGCATGCCTTTTGGAAACATAGCTCTAAAATCTTCATAAATGCGATGGCCCTCGTTGCTTGCTCTCCACATCGGCTCAGTAATAATACCCACCTCACCAATTAAACGCTCGCCGTTAGCACCTGTAAACTGCAAGTTTATTTTGCGATCAACAAAACCCTCTGGTTTAATATCACGGCCTTTATCAAAAACTTTGAATTTGTCTGCAAGAGCTTTCGCCACGGCCTCTTCTTCTGCCGGGGTCTTAACAACAATCCTGGTTCTAATTGGATCCGTAAGCTGAGTCACGTCGCCAGCGTATTTGTCCCTGGCTTTTTCTACCATTCTAGGGATCTTCTTAGTTGTGCCGACCGGAGTCCCAGTATAATAATCTACCTTATAGGCTGTTTCTGGTAATGTTGTTTTTAAATCAAACTGATCTGCTATCTCATCAATCTGTTGTTTGAACTCTGGTCCAATCCTTACAGCTCGATCAAACATTTTATTGGCATCGGCTACAGGATCCCCGCTAAACAAATCTTCTTGATGCCTGGTGATCTCATACCTTGGGTTTTGTGCTCCTAGATCTGCTATGCCTTGTGATTTTTTAGGTGTAACTAAACCGCGTAAATATGATTTGGGCCCGCGAGCTAGATCACCAATTAAAGGAATAGCGCCTAATGCAGATAGTCCAGCTATACCAAGGTTAATTGCACCCTCTTTGCCGCGGCCAGCTGTCAAATCTTTAACAGCATCGCGGCCGTATTTAGCTGTCGCCGCTAGATCCACGGCCATGCCAGGCGGAGTAAAGCCGGCGGCAATCTGTCCTATGAGGGGGACGTTTTCTTCATAAGCAAGGACACCTCTATCGAGGAGATCTTGTTGAGGTGTAAAAATATCTATGCTATCGACTTCACTCGCCATAGCATAGATTATAGATTGAAGATTTAGTTTTTGCTAATCAAACAGCTTGGTTTAAACCCTGGAACTTTCTGTTTAGGATCTTGTGAACCTTGTGATAAGGAAAGTCCTCATAGCCTGGGTGTAGGTTTTGCACCTGTTTTGCTATCCTTCTAGCACCTAGGCCACGCTCTTTACAGGCGTAAATCGTTTTTAGAACCTCTTGTTCTTCGGGTATGGGAACCAATTTAGTATGACGTTTGGCTCCGTGATCTTCGTATTCTTTTTTATAACCAAAAGGAACATGGCCACCGATTGAATAACCTTTTTCGGCCCAGGCAATCTTACCAGCTGATAATCTGGACTTAATCATGTCGCGCTCAAACTCTGCAAACTGGGCCAGAGTTGCCACCAGGTTACGGTTGTTAATCCTGGCCATGTCTAGTTTAGCCTCTAGGCCTGTGGATTCCTGGTCCTTCGGTAAGACCACCGGTATGTCACCAAACATTTCACAAAAGTAAAGTGTGATCCCTGTCTCTTCTAGCATCGGAATCATGTTGACCATTTCAACAAAGGATCTGGCCAGCCTATCTAGTTTGGTCGTTACTATCACGTCATGCCTGTCCATGACGTCGGTTAGATCTCTGGATCCTGGTCGATCGACTAGATCCTTCATGCCACTAACGCCAGCGTCAATAAAGAATTTATCAACGGGCCTGTTGAACTTAGCCTGGACAAATTCTTCTATGGTTCTTTTTTGCTCGTCCAGGGAAGATCCATCTTTGACTTGTTGGTCCGAAGAAACTCGGACGTAGCCATAAATGTTATTGATTTGTTTGCGTGGTTTTATCATGCGGCCTCCTCAAGCTGATATTCTTTTTGTAATCTTTTTTTGTGAACCGTTAAATATTCTTCTAAAACTGATTTTGCGTATTCAAGCGATATAAATGAATTAGCGTTAAAGTTGTAGGAACCATTACCAAACCAGTTGCCTTCATTTAGGCTTTCATAAAAATCTGGTCGCTCTTTGTTAAACCTATAATATGGACTTGACTTATAGTAGGCAACATAATCCGTCATAGGTGAGGAGCGGTCGTTTTCGTAAATAGCATATCTTCTAGTATAGGCGTGATCTCCTCCTTTAGTTCCAAGAGAGTAAACTTCTTTTATTTTATAAACGTCCTGGCCGTCAACACATTCGTAAAGCACTGGCTCCTCCAGGTTCCAGGACAAGTGAGCAAACATGTCCTGTGGATCTTTTTTTTCTAGCAATAACATCGGTTCTTTCATGCGGCCTCCTTCATTTGTTTGATTGCTTTGTTACATTTTCTCACATTTGATTTATTGGCTTGGGCCATAACCCATTTGATCGCCTGTTTCTTGGTTATGCCTCCATGGAAGAATCCATGTCTATAGCCAGTGGGTGAATAAGGCGTTGGCCACTTAATCGTTGTTCTCCATTTGTTGGATTTGACCGTAACTTTATCTTGTTTGTCGATTCTACCGCTAACCCACTTGACCCAGGAATAGTTTTTTTGCAAATAAACTTTGACAGTAGCCTTGCCATTTTTATCTTCGTGAACAAATTGATGAATTAAGTTTTCTGGATCATCGGCATTGTCTAAATAATTATGTTTCATAATCCAAATATCGTCTGCGTGATCGTGAATGAACGTGTGACCTTTTTTGTAATCATTTACATCTAAGCAATTACTAAAAGTTCTGTAACCCTTTTTGGTTTTGATCGTAACGTTGCTACCTTCAATTCTTGGATAGGTTGGTTTTTTCATGCGGCCTCCTCATCAACGATGTAATTACCATTTTCATCTTTATCAAAATCCCACCTGCCATAGAAATCTTGTTCGCCTTTGTATTTCACTTTGAACATTTCATCCTCCATGATTTCAGCAACAAACTCTTTGGCCTCGCCATAAGTGTCAAAAGCATCAATGGCATAACCCTCGAAGAACCAGCCTTGGTCTCCATACCAGTAACCCTCATTGACGATAACGTTCCACCAAACCTCGCTTGTATCACGACTTTGAATTTTGGTAATTTTGAATACGTCCCAAACGTATTCCCCTGGACAAATTCTTTTTGGTCCCTTCATCCTGCCTCCCTTATAACGTAATCAACTCTGTCCTCAATCATGGCTCTTTGAACTGGGTTAAACTTTTCAAAATTTTCCCAATAGTTCATGCCGCTTATCTTGGTAATGATATCAGCAACACAATGCCTTTTATCACTACCACTAATACCTTGATGATCTGGCCAATCACCAAACACCCACTCAGCGTGATCGTCAACAATATTGGCGACGTACGCTGGGCCCTTCTCAAACAAATTTACAAATTCCATACTACCTCCTGGTTTGTTTTTGTTTTTAATTTCATTTCCCATATACCTATAATAACAAATATGCACAAAATTGCAACAACATATACATAAAAATAAATATACATAAATACTTGCATATTTGTATAAAATACCTATACTACAAGTATGGAAATAAAAAATAACAAAAAACCTGGAGGGCAAAATGTTATGGAATATGAAGTAGTGAAGAGAGAAAAGTGTGTCTTTGCCAACATTATGAGGCATGGAACGCTTGATGATTACATGGCTGAAAAAGCCGAGGAAGGCAAGAGGGTAGCGCTGGTCAATGATCCAGACGTTGTGGATTCTACTTTCGCGGTGACTGATTACGAGCCTGGTTATATCAAACTTAAAGATGTTGGTTTTTGTAAGGAGCAAGATGGTCCTTACGAGATTGACTTCTTAAAAATGACCGATGCCGAAGTTGAGGATTTCAACAAGGCCAACGGTATTGATAAAAAAGTCGCTAGACTTATTTACGGTAAATCTTACATGACCATGGGGGTGGCAATATGAGTACGAGAGCTTGTTACGTTTTCAAAGGCGATAATGCTTTTGGTGAAAAAGATAATATAACCATTTACAAACACCATGACGGTTATCCCGCTGGTGGCATGACCTGGATTAAGTTGGCCAAGGACTTCGCTAAGAAGTTGCCTACAGATGAGTTTGATGAATCTCTTTATCCCAGGGAGGCAATGGTGACAGGTTTCATGGCTTGTCCAAAGATTACAAATTCTGCTAAAGAATTTACACCTCACTTTGAGTGTCACGGCGATCTTGATTATCACTATGAGATCACTGGTATGGATAAGGTTGAGATCTACCAACACAGAAGAGACGCAAACTGTGTTGACAATATCAGTTTAATTTTTGAGGGCACTATTGAAGAGGCCTTTGAAAAATACACTAAAGACCTGGAGGTGGCTTAATGATTACCTACGAAGATAAAAAAGTCACTGCAAAGACTTACGCGAAACACAATGTTTCAGATCACTTAATGAAACTCTTTGACAACCCAGAAAAATACCTGGGTTGCGAGTTTGAAGATTTTACTGGGAAGGAGAAGGAGGAGGTCCTCAAGCATATTAGTTTGTTTGAGGACCGCGTTCACAAACTCCTGGGAGTTAAGTTCAAAGAAATAATTAGCACGACTAATTTTAAAAAGGTGATATGAATAAAAACCAATTTCAAAAAGGTAGCAAATTGTTTTTTCCAGACGGATATGGAACGGTGTTAGATGGGCCAAAAAAATTGTATGAAGTTAAGATTTGGTTTACCGACGGATCAAACGCGGGTATTCACTATCTTTCAGAAAAACAAATAAAAAAACTACAACAGGAGTCGTTATGAAAAAATTTTCTGATACTGCTTATCTGGTCCTTATGGACACGTTTACTAAATACCTGGAGAAAAAACACAATCTACCTTTTGACCAGATTGAGATAAAAGATATAGATCCAGAAGATCTACGGATCTGGAAAGAGATTGAAAACATGCGCGGCATTAAGATTGGATTTACAATTAAAGATAGGCCAGAAAAAAAGGTACTTCACTAATGAACGATAAAGAAAAAGATACAGAGATTAAACAGGTGGCCCAGCGTTTCAAAGTTATCTGCAACGAGCAGATTGAAGAGATCGAGGATCGTTTGCCTAAAGTTGTGGATCCTCTGGAACGCGATAGCTTGCTCAAAAGGATCGACGCCCTGGAACAAATTGCAGACGAGGCAAACGCCAGGGCCGAAGAAATGATTAACGCTTACTATAAGAAAAAGCACAACTTAGATTAACATTATGAAGATCTATAAAATTAATTTTACTTTAGCAAAACTTTTTTACCAGGAGTTTCATAGAACCAATAAACCGCCCGTAGGTCATAAAGTAAGTTATGTTGGCCTACTTGGCGATAAGTGGACTTTTCTAACTTATGCAGATTTTTTTGATCTTCCAGGTGACTGGGTAGAAGATCTTAATGACGATATTATGATTAGATCAAACGATTCTGGGGATCCATGTATTTATACTAGAGGCAAAATTGTTGGCGTCTGCTCAATCGGCAGGCCCGTTGCCAGGTGGAAGGATCCTGCCGTCTATGAGATTACAAGGATTTGTTTTAACTTTTGGCCTCAATCTAACAGAGAAAAAAAATACTTTAGCAAATTGATACGAGCGGCGATTGATGATTTCAAATCTTTACATCCTGTTTCTAAGTTTGTGACTTACATTCACGAGAATCAAAGTGGACGTTATTTAGAATATGCTGGATTTAAAAAAGATAAGCATATTAGCTATTCAAAAAATGATAAGGGTTGGGGATCTAGGAAAAATAGATCCAGCTCAGATCTATCGTCAAAATACAGATTTACAAGGGAGGTAGCTTGAAACAGATAGAAGAAATAAAACTGCGTAAGGACATTCAGATCCTTAACGATAAATACAACATAAGTATTTTGGCCATGTCAAAACACTTTAATTTATCTACCGAAAGGACACTAAGAGAGTTTTTGGTTATGGGAAGAACCTTAAAACCAAGTAACTTTAATTTGATAAAAGCTGGTGTCCAGGACTTAATTCAGCAGGTAGAATCTGCGAATCAATACAAAGGTTTTGAGGGAGGTAGCGATGATTGATATTTTACTGTGGGGCCTGGCACTGTTTGTGCTATGGAATGTTTTGAGTGTTGTATTTGTCTATTCCAGGCGTTGGGTGGATAGGAATAAATACAATGAAGATATTATTAAATGCAAATGGAGGAAAAATGGATAAATACTTTTGGACTTTGGATTTACTGTTTAGATCTAACTGGCAGGACTGCAAACCTGGACAGCTTAGAAATATGATGAAAAAATATTTAAAACGCGATCACGATGTATTTGATGGCGCTGATTACATAATCGGTATTTACAAAACCGATTTCGCGCATCAATATCAAGGTGACGCATTGGAGGCATTAGACGCATTATGAAACTAAAAATCATTGCTGATAAAATTTTATTTTGTTTTTTATGGGCCATTATATTAATTTTTTTATATTTTTTTTGGTCTAAATTTTTAGGGTGGATATTATGAGTGAAGTTTACACTGTAGAGGATGAAAAGTTTTACACCGTCCAGGTTGACGGTATTGAGGTTCCAGAACACCTTAGATATCTGCCAGCTGATACCATAAGGATGTTAAGACAGCTGTGGAGTCACGGCTGGGGAATACCACCTAAGACCGATTAGTGAATGGACCAGGATCAAAGTTCTCTCTGCAAGACTGTATATATGATCCTGGTCTCATTCCTTGATTTAAAAAGCGTTAAGTCATTAGAAGATTATTGGCTTTCAAATGTTGAGGCCATTGATATTATTAAAAACAATGATAAAGATTTATACGAAAAACTAATATCTAAATTTAAGGAAAAAAAAGATGAGATTAACCTTGTTGCTAACGGAAAGACAGAAGGCCTTGATGATAAGAGTGTTGAGCGATTACGCGACGCCCAAGCTAGACTCGAAAAACAAAGACGACAAAGACGAAGTAGCCGATATTCAGAACATCATCCAAATGCTCGCTTTTGGAAGAAACCATGAATAAGAAAAGGCCTTACGAGGTGAAGGCTGTTTTATCAATAGACGATGCACCGAACATAACTCAAGATCAACTCTATCAAATTTTTTTTGAGGCCCTTAGAAACAAAAAGTTAAATCATTTCGAGATTACGGGTGGTGGTTTTCGTAGTGCTCCAGATCACTGGAGAAAAGACTAAAGAGATCCTATTCCCTGGTCCTGGCTATCTATCATTGCAGTTGCGCTGGCGGCCGCCGCTATTGGTGCCGCTGAAAAGAACTGATCTTTGAATTGTTGTCTGATTTTACCTTTGCCATAGTCTTTATCAATATCGTCAAATTTTTGTTTTATTACTTTAAGGCCTCTTTTTTCTAGGATATCAATAACCTCTTGGCTGGTTGCCTCTGGAACGATGGCCCCAGCAAATTCATCAAAACCAACAGATCTAATAGGTTTGGCCTCGAAGTATTCCACGGGCCGCATAGCGTTTAGTCTAAGAGACGTGGCTATTTCGCTTGCCGCCTTTTCTAAACTTTTGGCACCAGATCTTCCGTCTGCATAAAAGTCTAAAGCATTTTCCACTATAGATTCGATGGTGTCGTCACCCATTTTTAAGCCTTCACCGATATTGTTTATAATATCCCCAGTGTTTCCACTTAATTCTGGATCCACATCTTCCAGGATTTGTTGGATATCATCAAACAGATCGAAAACCTCATCATCTTTAGCAAGCATTTCTTTTCTGTTTTTTATGTCGGCCAAACTTTCAAATCTTTCGGACATAAGCGCCCTTAGTCTGTTGGACCCGAACATACCTAAACCGCCCTCTCCACCTCTTTGAGTGTCTTGAACCATGTTTTCAACTACATTGTCTAGGGTGTAAGGTTTTACAGTTGTATCAAAAGGATCAATAGCAAATCCAGTGTCTTTGTCAATCCTGCCAGCAATAAAAACACCGTCCTGGCTTAAATATTTGTCTTTTTCTTTATTTAACCATTGTTGAAATTTTCTCGATGATGTTACTTTATCCTGGCCTGTATCTTTTAAATATGCCCTTTTCAAATATTCGGGTGCAATTTGTGAGTCAAAGGTAAGTTCTATAATTTCTGATTTATCTATAACGCTGGAACCTATATCTTTATTTTCTAAACTTCTGAGTGTTCCTGCTAATTTTTCATCCCCATATTTTTCTAAATATTTATCAGCCGCTCCTGGCTTTGCTAGGCGTAATTTTTTCGGGGCCCTGGGTGTGTAAGCATCGGCAGAGTAAATTTTGTTCCTGGGATCCACTAGAGGATCGAATTTTTCGGGTTTACCAATCAACTGTATATTTCCAAAACCAGTGAAGGGTTGATCGCCTTTCATAACTGCAATACTTGGTGACGGGATTCCGTCCATGTTGTCAAAACTTTTAATTGCCTCTTCGGAGGTGTTGTGCACAAAAACCAGGTCTTTCGGATCCGCCTCTTTGGCTACTGCGGCGATACCTTTACCAGCCGCTACCACAGGTTTTACTGCGCCTAGTCCAGATAACGCATAGTCCACGGGAGTTTCTACTGCAAATAGGGATCCTATTCCGCGGCCCACCTTTTGTAATTTCCGTATCACTGGATCGGAGCTGAACTGCGATTTTTGCATTTCTAACACTTCCGCGGGACTCAAAGGTGCCGCTATGGCCCCAGGGCCAGCCGCCAAGATATCTTTTGGACTTGGTGCTTGGTAATCGAAGATGTTGACCTTGTCTAGCTCCATTGAGCTAGTATATCAATGAAAAGCGGGACCCGTAAACCAAACAACCAGGACAAAACGGTCGCCTTTGGTGATTGGATTGACTTTATGCGGTAAAAACGAGCTGAAAGCGACAACATCGCCCACATTTGGCCGCGTGCAACTACCGACTTCGCCGGTCCTAAAGCAAAATTCGCCGCCTTCGTATTCATCATTTAGTAGTATAGATGCGCTTATCTTGCGATTTGCGGCCTCTTCGGGCCCTAAGTCGATGTGATACTCATACCCGTTACTCGGAGCCTTATAATGGATGATTTGTGCGGTTTCTATGCCAGAAATGGCGTAATTAAAGTATTTATTGACCGTGTTGCCGACTTTGTTGAGGATCTTATAGATCCTTTCGGCTTGGTGGTCGATAAAATAGACGTCGGCATCGCGTGTGGACTTCTCTTCGGTTTGTTCGTTGTTCTTATGAACCAGGCCGGATGTCGGCGTTTGGTCGGTAATGTAGTCCATGAAAACCGCGACTTCGTCGGGGCCTACTGAGCAACCGGTGACTCCGTGCCGCGGATCCGGTTTCTGGGCCATACTAATTTTCTTCCTCTAGGATTCTATACTTATCCCAGTTATCGGCCAGGATATTGAGCCAATCATCAATTCCGATCACACAAATTTTTTGGTTGTCTGGGTCCCATTCGGTGTTTACTGCGTGTAGGGGTATGGCCACTCGGATAGGGGTGCGGTTGAACTTAAAAATCAGAGCAGGAATCTTTCCATTACTGGAACTGCAAACTTGATCCCACCAGGAGGACTTCAGCCATTTGCCTTCTTTATATGATTTACATTCAACCGCGTGAAAAGGTATGTCCAGGTCGCAAAGATCTTTTTCCTGGTATTGAACCAGGTTGCGTTTGGTTCGGAAGTCGATGCCTTGACGCTCGAAAAAGTCGTTGAGAATGTTTGCTACTTGACGCTCAAAACTAGCGCCCTTGTTTCGGCTGTTAATCGGCATTTATTGAGTGTATTAAATTCTATAAATTTTTGCAAAATTTTTTTAGAATCATTTTTTGTTGTGATTTTATGTGTCTAACTTAGTTATATTTACCTCGGCCACAGCGCTGGCCATATTTGGGGTATAGGGGTCCCAAACTTTTGCGGATCCAGCTAAAAAACTGGTTCCCAGGGACTCCAATTTTATGCGCTGTTACTGTTGTGCTCACAAGGCTACGATAGATCTACAGAAAGTTATACAGATTTACAGTCGTAAGTCATTGATTTAAGGTTATTTTTTGGCAAAAGATAAATTTTCCAAAATTTTTTGGTGTCACCGCGAACGCGGGCGAAAACGAAGTTAAATTACTACTTATCCTTTGGTGAGTAAGTTGAGGTTTCAGCACCGAGTAATTGACCCAGGCGCTCCTTGATTTGATCCTTGCTCATCTTCTCAAGGTTGGCATTGATGTTTATATTCTGGGATCTATTTATTGATAAACCGCCGAGCTGATTCAGTTCTTTAATAGCAGATACAGCCGCATTAAATTGGCCAGATTCGTATGCAGTTTCCATAATCTTCCACAACATTGTTCCGGTCTTTTGTGGTGTGATCGCGTACTTTTCTGCCAGCTCATCTTGCTTAACTCTTATGGCCCGAACCACATTCGGATGATGTTTACCAGATAACAATTTGTTTGCCGAGACAGCAGGGAATTCATAACCAGCTTTTCTGGCCGCCTCAGTTTGTCCACATGCTCCTTCGGTGTAATGCCAAACGAATGACGCTTGCATTTCAGTCAACCCAAACTCTTCATCTTTCTCAAATTGAACCGGTGTTGTTACGACTTTATCCTTTGGTTTCTTCGGCATGTTATTCCTCTACAAATGCTATGTATTCATTGTCGTCTATCTTGAGTATTGCAATCAAGTCCTGGCCCTTATATTTTCTGGCCACACCTGTAAATGATTTTGCCTGGACGACATCGGTTTTGATTTCATGTTCACCGTAGCTCATAACCAGTTTGATTTGTTTTAGATCCATATTGATATTGTAAACAGGGTAGAGTAGGTAGTGTATAGCCTCTCAACACTTTCTATAATGCAACCCTTATAAACCCCCTTTTATTGCGTTTATAACCGTATAATTAATATTATTATATATAAGTATATACCTAACACTACCTATAGGAATAAACTGCATAAGTAAGCCAAAAACAGACAGGGTACAGCTATTTTTACTATACACTGTATGCCACCCTATTCTTGCCTAAGTTATACATTCTTATCCTTTTGTGCATCTTTATCTACATCAACAGACAGTGTACCTTCACTGCTTTTTAGCCTTGCCAACCTAGCCTCATGCGCTTTTAATTTTATCGTGTAACTCTTTGGTATATTTTTTTTCCGTCTATCGCCGAATATTCTTTCATGGTTCTGCTTATACTCTTGCGAGTAAACTCCTGGCCGAGGTCTGTCGCCCTTTCCTGTCATCATCCATTCTCCTTCTTTTGCGGATTGATAAGCTCAAAGTAGAACCGCTTGTCTCTAATTGCCTCCGACACAATCTCCATCAATTCATCTGTCGAGGTCTTGTCATTAAATACATCCTCATCGGTCATAATGCAGAGTTTCATCACCTGTCGGTGTTTGTACTTCATCTTCGATGACTTACTCAAAACTTACTCCCGTAATCTATGCCATCATCTTCGATGGCCTTGTAATCAATGTCATAGACTTTCTTGCCGTTTGTTCTCCGCGCCTCAATGCCCTTTTCGTGTAAGACACGACTGGCCTCTTTGAAGTCTGGCATCCTAGGCGCTTTGATACCCAGGTCACGCAATAGCTTTGTCATTTGCACAGGCTCAGTGTGTTCAGACTCGAAGTCGACGTGCTCCAGGAGCAGATCCTCAACGCTCGACTGGGTGCGGTAGATCTCATTACTCTCTTGCAAGAGCTCACGCTCATCCGGTGAGAGAAACCAATTCTTTTGTCCTGGCACATACATCGTCTCCTTTACTTGGGCCCAGAGCTGTTGCATGTCTACGCCATGATTGACGTCAATATCCTTAACTGCGAGTACCCAGAATCTTCGATTACCCGACGTGTCCGTCAAGAATTCTCTCGCATTAACACTCGCATAAAAGGCAGTACGCCTTTGATAAGTGGTAAAGGCTCGATCATACGGCAGTCTTAGCTCATCGGTCTTAGCCGTAACAAAGGCTTTCAGTTGGTCAATGTCCGATTTTTTAAACGTCGACTCGATCTCTCCGAGTTCAACGATCCAGTGACTCACCGCGCGCTTAACACTGTCTTTGTCAGACGGATTGAGAGTAGCACCTTCCAACAGCCAGCCGTTGTCATAGTTACATAGACGTTTGAACCACAATGTTTTACCTAGGCCCTGTGCGCCCTGGAGGACGAGGATCCCTTCGAGTTCAACGCCATTGACTTCATACGCGGCGGCCACACAACTTATCAGCCACTTCTTCATTAGCATTTCTTTTAACTGGTTTGACTCATGTGTAACCAATGAGTCCAGGAATGTCTGCAATCTATCATTGCCGTCCCAGGGTTCGCTGTCGATCCACTCTTTAACAGGATTGTATTCTTTGGCTAACACCTTGAGGTAGTCTCTAACCTTAGTGTGCGGGATCCCCATGTTGATGCACCGATCTTCGATCTCAATGAGGCTCGCCTCCTCTTTCATGTCAGCGATGAAGTTCATGTTCGGGATCTCAATCTCCATACGCTTTTTGATTACGTTATAGCGCACATCCACCTCATGTGTTTTCAACACCCCATTAATATTATCCTTGGTGTTTAGAAATCTACCGCTTGCATTGCGCTGAAAGTCATACTCGACAGGTAGATCCAGTTTTCTGAGCGCGGGGATAACTTCGCCTTCAACGTGTTCGACCTCTTCGAGTTCATTCTTGTGATCGTTGTAGTCGCCTTTAGTCTCTGGCATAAGCACTTCTGCTTGGCCCTTATTCTTACGAATATATTGACAAGCCTTAGTCGCCTCCTTCTCACCTGTTTGACTGTCGTCATTATCGGCGACGAATACATGCTTGCGGTCAGCGAAAAACTCGAACATGACCTCTGCGACCGGCGTTAAGTTATATGCGTCAAACGCCACGATGACTGGCTGTGAGTAGTCAGCGTATATAGATGCCGCTGTGGCATATCCTTCGGCATAGTTAAGGATGTCTGAGCTTTTGAGGATCTCCGATCCAAGAATAAAAAAGCTACCGCTTTTTTTAGAACCAGTAAGAAAACGTTTGCCACCATGCTCATCAATGTACTGGATACCCACGATCGTCATTTGCTTGTCGTACAGCGGAATCATTAAGTTATTGTGCTCGTCCATTCTAAGGCCATAGGAGAGGACTTTCTTGTTTTCTAAGTAAGGGTGTTTCTCACACGGTGTGGCTTTCTCCCAGAGGCTCTGAGCGCGTTTGGCAGAGCGTGAATACTTCTCGGCCTGTTTGACCTCCGCCTGTCTTTGGAGTTCAGCGATCTCTTCTTTTTGTTTCTTGGTTATCCTTCTGCGTTGTGAGTTCTCGGGTTTCCAGATAGCAGTAGGCTGGTCAGCTGAAACGCGATAGTCACCCAATCGGCCAAACGGCACAGATTGATCGGTCCACAGTTGATACCAACCTACTAACTTTCGTTGACCGCCTACGTTAATGTAAGCCCGACCAATAGACCCGTCGGCGATCAAACCCTTTTTAGGGTCCGGTTCTAAACCATGTTCGGCCAGGAATTGACCAAACTGGTGTAGGTAATCAGTAGTAAATGGCGTGTTAAAATTCTTTGGTTTGCTGGGTCGGGTTATCTTTAGTGTCACAAATTATTTCCTATTGGTCTTGCTTTATTTATTAAAGTGTATAAAATCTTACAAGATAATATCTAAATAAGCAAACACATTATAGGAGATTAATATGAGCTTAACTGTAAACGCATCCGGGGGCGGCGAAGATTTTGCTAAGCTAGAGCCGGGTAAATATGAGGGGACTTGTTTCAGAATCGTAGATCTTGGAACCAGTGAACAAGAATATAAAGGCCAGGTCAGCAAGAAGAAAAGAATACGCCTGGACTTTGAAATAACCAAGGCGGTCGATCCAGATACCAACGAGATCATCATGCAAGATGGCAGACCTTTTGGTGTGGGTAAAACTTATACCGCATCATTGTTTGAGGCCGCAACGCTAAGAAAAGATTTAGAAAACTGGAGAGATAAAACTTTTACCGAAGAGGAGCTTGCAGGTTTTGATGTGGGTGTCCTAGTAGGTATGACAGCCAGGATTGAGATTGGTCATACTGCGCCAAGTGATTATGGTCCAGGTGGTAATCCAAAGATTCTCAAACTATCACGTCCCGACGGCGGCGTACAAAAAGTTCCAACCGTCAATCCACAAAACACTTTTGACATGGAAGTTTATTGTGACGAGTTCAACGGCAACATGAGCGATAAGACTAAAGCCATGGTTGATATCTTCGATCAATTACCAACTTACCTACAAATGGAAATAGAAAAAAGTTTTGAATACCAAGCGGCTGTAGAAGATGGCCAAAAGGTAGAACCCAAAACAGCGGAACCTGGACTTGCAGACCTAGCAAAGCCAGACGATAACGAGGAACCAAACATCCCGTTTTAACAATTTTGAGAGCGGCCTAATATTCTCTGGTGAATACTTGCTCCCTTAAAAGCTGGCCGCTCTCGCCTTTTACCAGGAGATTTTATGCAAGAACAAGACCCAATAAATCCTAGTCATTACAAAGAAGGCGATGTCGAATGTATTGAGGCTATTAAGTCCTCATTAGATACCAACGCTTTTCATGGCTATCTCAAAGCATCGGTTATGAAATACTTGTGGAGGTATGACAAAAAGGACAACCCTGCATTGTGTTTAGGTAAAGCGCAGTGGTTTATGAATAGATTAGTTAATGAACATAATCAGAGTGTGGAAGATGATCTATGGACCATGGCTCAAGTAGAGGCCGACGCCGAAAGCAAACCAGTAGAGTTTTGACCGACATTCATTACAACGTTTTTTCTCTGCCAGCGGCACTCATGGTCGAACATAATATGTCAGAAGAAATGGTTTCAGATCTAAATACTTTTTTAGATAGGCTCAGAGAAAACAAAAACAAAGAATCTGCTGGCGATAAATTGATTGGCCAAATACATAATGGTGAACAATTAACCATAGATTTCACATTACCAGAAATACTTGAATTCAGAACCGTGGTTGAAAATCTAGGTGTGAGCTACCTTAGACACTTTGTTGAATTTACTAAATCACAGATCCACCCGAAAAGAGTTGAAATGGATCAGTTGTGGTCAGTGCATAGTTTTGAAGGTGACTACAATCCAATACACGATCATTTAACCAAATCGCCTATGGGTATATCATTTACTTGTTGGACCAAGATACCGGATCAAATCAGTAAACCAGGAGAAGAAGAAAAATTACATTATGATTTATATAACAGTTCTGGTGCTATTGATGGCTTTATTAATTTCACTTATGGCTTGAACCAAACTGGAGACCCAGAACGTTTACGGCCATCGCAATCAAGATACATAAAACCCGAGGTTGGTAAACTTCTTATGTTTCCATCCTGGATGCAACATTGCGTATATCCTTTCTTTGGACCAGGAGAACGACGCACCGTTGCTGGTAATCTTAATTGTTTTAACTTAACACCCGAACAAATACAGGAGGCTCAGAATGGAGTTTGAAATAGGAATATACGACGATTTAACTTACGAAGAGTATGCAAGCATACCAGCTTATAGATCTCACGATCTAACCTCGGCCATAAAATGTCCGTACAGCTGGAAAAATGCAAAGCCAATGCAACAGACTCCAGCGTTGCTGGAAGGTCGAGTACAACACACCGTGTTCCTGGAATATCATAAGTTCGATGATGAGTTCGTAATTCAACCCCAGATTGATCGTAGAACAAAAGCAGGTAAAGAAATGTGGGAAGATTTCCAGGGAACCGTCGGCAATCGCACGGTCATTAGCCAGGATCTATTTGATCTTTGTATGGAGCGCAGACGTATCATTCGAGATTACATCCCTAGACCCGAACACAAAGTAGAAAGGTCCTTGGTGTTTATGTGGCACGATCAACAGTTTAAATGCAGAATGGACTGGTACGACGGTAAAGATGTTTGGGATCTTAAAACATGCCGTGACGCATCACCCAGAGGTTTCAAACAAGCGATTAATAATTTTAAATATCACATGCAGGCCGCTTTATATTTGGATGCTTGTAAGGCCTTAGATCTACCAGCGGATAAGTTTAACTTCCTGGCTCAAGCAAAGACAGATCCATATCCTTATGCGGTTTACTCTATGTCCACCGAGGCTATCGGATATGCAAGGGCCAAGAACGAACAGGCCCTAGCCATGATATTAGAATGTGAAAAGTCTGGTAAATTTACACCGTTTAATTTAGATGGCCCGCAAACCGTGGAGCTTGGTGATCTTTACTAAAAAAGATCTTGATACAAATTAAATATTCGGTTTTTGTTACATAACCAAAAGACTAATAAATATCTATCGCCAGATCCTACTGGCAAGCCTTTATGTAAATGCGTAAAGCTGGGAAAGATTAAGGCGTGGCCTGTTGGCAAAGGTTTGATGGCCCCGTGATTATGAAACTCGGTTCCACCGCCCTCATAATCTCCTGTGTTTAAAGGAACCACAACACTAATATCTGCGCTTTCGTCGTGGTGCCAGGCTCCTTGTTTCTTATCTTTGAGGTTGTAGTTTGCTATTTGTATGCTTGCTGGATCCCCACAACTCCTTTGCCAAATCGCCATAAAGATTGGATTCAACACTGTTTGGGCCACAAACCACATGTTGCGATAAAGGTCTGGACATTGTTGTTGTAATACGATCTCTGGGATCTGCCGCAAAGTATCTTCATCTTTATTCCCTTCGAACCCTATCTCTTTTCGCATGCTCTCAATCTCTTTGACCAAGAGCTTACAAAACTGTCTGCGGAATAACGGTATTTTATAAACGTCTGGATATATTTTTTTGGCCATACGATGCACTGGTGTCTTTGCCATCTTTTCTGTTCCAGCATCGGCATGATACTTGGCTACAATCGGCACCGTTTCTTGAATCGCATCATAAGTCGCCTGGTTAATCATCCAGTGAGATTGCATGCTTAAAAGGTAGTTTTTTAGCTTATACATTGGAAATTATTTTATCATACATTTTTTGATAATTAATTGTATATATGTGCAAAAGAGTATAAAATTACCCCCATGGAAACTATAATTGACAACACAAAAACGAGGAAAAGTTTAGCAGTAGATGTAAAAACCTATGAGCTCTTACAAGATATTTGCTCAATGGAACGAAGATCCAAGATAGATCAATTAAAAGTTCTTATTGAAAAAGAACACAAAAGATTGAACGCTCCTGGTGTCGAGTCCAATGTTTAAAAACATCATGTCTAAAAAATCTACTCCGCAATCTTATAAGCCGGTGCTAGAGGCCCCGGAAGTTATTGAATTGTTTAGTCGATTAACATTGCACCAACAGGCCGCTTTGTTAAGACTTATTTCTCGCAACTTAGAAATGAAACTTAACGGAGAAACTTACATGGGTTATGAGCTTGACTACGAAGTCGTTGGAGCCATGATCCAGGCAACCGAAACAGAACAATAGCCGCGGTTAGGCAACAATCATTTCCAGCCTATCCTCCTAGACTTCGGAGCGTAGTTTGCGGCAAAACGCTCCTACTTTGATCTACTCTTTCTAGCTGTCTTAGTTCTAGCGAAAGATCTATTCTTGCTTTTATGCACTGCTCTCAAGTTGCCTGGAGAGTTATCCATAGGATTTCCGTTCCTATGGTGGACGTCTAAACTGTCGCCCTTTTTTACTTTACCAGATTTTAAAGCCATACGCCTAGCGGCGTTTCTGGATGCTCGTTTCTTTTTTTGTTCGGGCCTGGAGTGATAGTTTGCATACTCCTTTTTATAATCCCTGGCCATTAGACAAGATCTGTTATGCCAGCTTGCCTCATAGCAATCTCACGATCTCTTGGATCTGGGATCACGGTTGGAGAAACTGCCATATCCGATTCTTGCGTAAATAAATTACCCTCGACTTGTGGCACATCAAAACTACGCAATCTATTTTCGAGATCCAGGTTGTTCGGCATAAGTTTATTTGAAACTTCGTCTCCAGATACTTCTCTAAATGCTTGTTCGTTTGCGTTTGGTTTTGCCATTGGTAAACCAGATTCAGACGCCTCCCAGTCAACAGGCTCAACGCTATCTCCTGTTAATCCTTCGGTAACAGCTCTAACCTCTTCTCTAATATCTGGATTAGCCTCATAAATTTGATACAACCTTCTAACATGTTGGCCCCAGGACATTGGATCGTAGGCGGCTTTTTCTGCGCCTTCGGCTAACCAGTTTACGAATTGTTTATTGGTTAGTAATTTAGCAGAGGCATAAGGAGCTACTAATGCGCCTAAACCGTATTCAAATCCTTCGGATCCAAATAGTCTGCCTAACCCCACATCGGCACCCATAACACCGAGTGTTCCCATGGCAAAAGCCACTCTGGCCGTGCCAGAAGGGTTTGCCATTTGATCGGCAGATTTACCTATTCTGTCGATTGTAAACACTAAATTATCTAATGCTGGCACAAGTTCTTCGTGCTCAGTTCCCTTAAATAAAGCCTCTTTGGCCTCTTTACTTAAACCGTTCCAGTTAGTGATAAACCTTTTTGGAGAAAAACCTTGCTCAGAAATATATTCACTTCCCTCTTTTGCAACTTGTTCACCTAGCTCTGCCGCACTTGCCATACCGGGAGTTGGTAATCCCATCCTGCCAAGCATGTAACCAGATATAACATTAAATTCATCGGCATTAAGTTCGTTTCTTAGTTTTAATAGATCCTCACCGCCGTCTTTTGCGCCGCGTAAAACATATTTGAGAGCGTCGGTAGCTCTTACTTCACCTTTTTTTATTATGTCGTCTATGTATTTCATGCCACCAACTTTACTTGAACCTTCTTTAACAAAAGCGTTAGCGGCTTTGTAGGTTTTAAAAGCATCGGCGTTATCTGATTGTTTAACCAAGGCATCTAAGTCTTTGGTTATGTAGCCAACCAGTTCTTTTATTTTTCTGTTTTGCGCACTCAAAGCACCCCTAGACTCAGCGGACCTCAAGTTATACATAAGACTGGATCTAAAATCTTTTAAGGTGTTGTAATTTAAAACCCCGTTATCTGCATCTTTTAATAATTTTTCTGCTTGTCTCAAAGCTGGATCCAACTCTGGTTTACCTGTTGCTGTCTTAGATCTGGCTAAATAATTTTCTACAAACTCCGCTGTGTTTTTGCCATCTGAAACCAAATTAGCTGGCATAAATTTATTTACAGCTGAATACATTTCATTTACTTGGTTATCGTAATCAAGCCTTGCTCTACGAGCACCTTTAACTAATTCTTCCGCGGCCTCGGCTGTAGTTCTTATCCCACCATATTTTTCTGCTAGATCTTTCGCAAAGTTATCTATTTGATTGATTGTTTGTGCGGCATTTTCTTGCATAATTTTTGTGGACGCCGGAGCACCAGCTAACGCTTGTTCTGCTAGGTTTAATACTGGGTTAGCTGTTACTTGGCCAGCGCTTGGATCTGTTACGCCAACACTAGCCATTTTATCTTTTGCTACTTTAGCCTCTTTTGACATGGCTCCCGTAACAAAGCGTATAGGCTGTCCAGCCACATACTTAACACCTTGAACCACTTTATTAATTACAGGGCCACCAGCGGCGTTTATGCCAGCTGTAGTACCATAATCAAACAATCTTTCCATACCTGTTCGGCTATCTTCGGTTTCACCAAAAAAATCTAAAATTCCGATGTAGGCCTCTCTTGCTGTAGCGCTACCAACGCCCTCACCAAGAACCACACCAGCGCCAACTCCCATCGGTCCTGCTGGTGCGCCTAAAATACCACCACCAATAGCTCCGCCAATAGCTCCTGCTGTTTCTGCTATTTCTGGGCCCACATCTACAAAATCTCTTAGTCCTGGGACTGGCATACCAAATAATCTTAGATCTTCATCAAATAAAGTAAGCTGTCCTGTTTCGGGATTTGTAAAAACAAAGTTGCCGCGACCATACTTAACTGCTCCATAATCTGGATCCAAAACTTCAACAGGCACGGCGTCTGGATAAAAGTTTTTAAGGGTTGCTAATTTATCATTTGGTTTTTGAGCGGCACTAACACTAGCTCGGACATTTGCTGGAGCTCCTGTTTTAGTATCTATCGAGTTTAATATTTTTTCTTGTGCTAACTTTCCTATTAAAGCATCTTGATAAGACTCATCATCGTCTTGTTCGGGTGAGACCATGGCCAAAAGAGTTTCGTCATCTAGTGATTTAAAACCGTCATTCATAATAGACCAGCCTCCTGTAGTTTAGCTTGCAACTCTGGATTGTTTTTTGCTCTTTCTTTTAATTCTTCTAAAGCATCCTCATTTGGGGCAGAGCCACCAAAACTTTGTACCTCTTTCTTTGTTCTGTCATAGGCTTTTCCTGCTTGGCCTTTCATTCCAGCATAAGCATCCCTTCGGGCCTGTCTTTTAGCTAACATGGTGCCAGGATCATCGCCAAATTCCGGGAAGTAAGTTTTATTGATCCACACGATTTCACTATCATTAATTACCGCACCTGTTTCTTGTCTAAGCTGTGCTGTAGAAAAGTCTAGTTTTGCTCTTTCGTATTGTTTGTACTTTGGTGAGGATAACAATCTTTCTACGGCGTCGGGAACAAAAGGTAAATTATTTACCGCTATGTCATATAAATTTACAGGATTAAAACCGCTGTCCTCTAAATCTTCTAGTTGACGTAACGCGTTTTCCATCCTTATTGCAAAGTTTGCTTGTCTTTTTTGGCCCTCGGTCAATGGGTCCTTAACTTTCTCGGTTCCTGGTATAACCCCACCAACAGTTACATTGCCAGCCATTTCACCCATAGTGGCTTGATTTTTTTCGTCTTGCGTTAATATTCTTGGCGTTGGCATTAAAACACCGCCTCGTTAGTTCCGTCTGAGTAAACTGGCTTGCCCTGGAAAGTCTTACCTGTCGGTGTCCATGTAACCCCATTATCATCGGTAATTGTATTTCCTTGGTTTTTTCTGTAACTACTAAGGATGCCCTCAACATCTATTCCTGGTTGCTCTACAGGTATGGTTCCTGTCTCTGTTTGTTGCAACGTCACCTTCGGTTGTTTTGCAACTGCTACAGCTAAAGCATACTCTGGAGTATCCTTCAAAGCAGGGTTTTTTTCAGCTCTCACTACATAATTTAAAGCAGACGCTAAAGAGCTAGTGCCTTCCATAAAACCGCCCTGCTCTAATGCTAAATCAAATTGTTGTTCTAAATATTCTTTTGAAAGCTCTAACTGTTGCGCTCTTTTGGCCTCAACTTGCTGATATGCCATCAAAGCCGCCTGTTGTCTAATTTTATCAGCCTCGATTCGTCTTAGCTCCGCTCCTTCACTAAAAGCGTTAAATCCTGCGGCTAAACCATAACCAATGGACGGTGCTTGGCCACTAGCCGCCTGGGCCGCTAATCCTGCTGATAAATCGGAGGCTAAATCAAATATGGTTTGTCGTCTAGGCGATGGAAACAACATAGACATTTGTGACATTTCAGCCTGGACATCGGACGCAGTGATTGGATCTGGTTGCAGACTAACGTACTGCTCAGAAATATCTGCTGGACTAAGGCTGGCTATACCAGTAGACATTAGACCGCCCTCTGGCCCGGATTCATAAAGTTACCGAAAGCACCAAACGCCCCTAAACCAGTAGATAGACCTGCTTGTAAAGGACTAGGTGCCGGAGCAAAATCTGTGGTTGTCTGGAATTGTCCAGCTGGCGCCATGCTTACGAACGGTTGCAACGCTTGATATTGAAGTAATGGTGCCTGCTGTCTTTGTAATTGATTACGTCTTTGTGCATCAAGTCTTTGTTGTTCTAAGGCTTGTTGTTGCAGGCCAAAACCAGCTAATTGTTGCACGTCGGCGGCTCTAGCGGCCTGTGCTTGAGTGCCAAGTCCAGATAAGTTACCCGCCAAGCCAAACTGTGATTGTTGTCTTTGTTGACCGATTTGCGACTCTAATCCACCTAAACCACTTAATGCGCCAGCTAATTGTTGAGCACCGGCCATTCTTGAACCTGCTAGATTAGCTAAACTACCTGCCGCTGTTCTTGCGGCTTGTTGTTGTCTAGCAAACTCTCCTAAACCTAGTCTCTGAGCCTCAGAGAACCCGCCTGCGCGTATTCCGCTGATAGCCTCACCTAAACCTCTACCAAGCGCCTCACGACGTTCTGCGGCGCCTAATCTTGCTCTGGATCCAAACGCAGACTCACCGCCTGTGGAGATATCTCTAGCTCTCGCTAATATATCTTGTTTGTCGCCTTGCTCCATGATGTCACTTATGGTTTGTTGCACGACTTGTTGTTCAAACGGATTGTAAAATTGACCTGTCATTCTTGGATCGTAAGCACCGAGTGTGCCCCGAATAAGTCCTTCGGACTCACCGATTCCAGATAATAAGCTACCTAATCCTGCTCGAGTTGCACCTAATCCAGCAAACCCAAGTCCTCTTGCTCTTTCTAAACCAGTGTCTAAAGCGCCAACACCTGTTCTAAACGCTTGTTCTGCGTCACTAATAAACCTATCTTGTATGCCAACACCTTGTCTTGCCAGTTCTTGCGCTCTGAGTTGGTCTGGGGTTAATCCTGCGACTTGTTCTTCTATAACGACAGGTTGGCCCTGCTCATCAAAAAATACCTTTTCAGCGGCTCTCATGGCTCCAGGTATAAATCCACCTCTACCATCTAAACCAAATAATAATTGTTTAGTTAAAGGATCTAGTCCTGTTTCTATTCTTCTTATGCCGGACGCAAAAGGCGCATCATTAGCAACTTGTCTTACAGGTTGTGTCGTTGGTCCTGTTGTAGCCGGGACTGTGCTTACAGGGGGAGCAACAGGTTCAGAGGTACGTTGCACTGGCATGGCCTGTGCCGGTAATTTTGTTTGCACCGGTGCCTCCGGCATAATCGGTGCTTTAGGTAATTTAGCAAAGTCTAAATTAAATCTTGGTATCTTGCCGATACCCTCTAAAATATTTATTGGTAATGTAAATCTTGGTTCCATGTTATGCCGACGGACGCGCTTGCCCGCTGAATACCTCCATGAGTTGATACATTAAATCAGTGCCGCTTTCTCTATTAGGTGAGCCATTTGGGGTCAATGTAACTATGCCGCCATCGTTTTGCATGTCAAAACTTCCCGCGCCTCGTACAGCTCGGCCTGTCATTACAAACTCGCCGTCACTTAGCATGGCGGGTATATCGTCGCTGGTTTCTGTTCCAGGCCCATCTATACGGCCATTCATTCTTTCAAAATCTTCCATGGCCACGTTACCGCCCTCGGCGTAAGCCATTGGCATAACCATGCCGCCGCCATACATACCTCTTGGTTTACCTCCAGATAGCTCTGGTAAAGTCCCTTCGGGTAATAAACCAAACTCAACAGGATTCGGTGCTGGTTGGCCCGTTCTTCTTGCTATCTCGGCCTCTATGTTGTATCTGCCTGTAGCGTCCATAGTTGTAAGCGGAGTTAAAGGCACACCTTTTTGGTCTTTGGCCTCATCGTAAGCTAATTTGCCAAGTCCTGCGGCCAGTGCTCCGATACCGCCCATTTTTAACATGTCTCCAAAACTGCCGCCAGATCCTCCACCAGATCCGCCAACACCCAGAATACCTCTTTGACCACCTGCGGCCATAGACCTTAATTGTTGTAATTGTGTTGGATCCATTGAGGCTAATTCGTCTGGGGTCAGTGAATTCAAGACCGATTGTGCTTGTTCTGCTTGCTGTGCGGCTTGCACTTGTGACATTGTTCCACTACCCAAACCGAATCTGTTCGCTAAACCTTTGCCTGCCTCTGGACCGCCTAAAAATTTAGAGCCAGTTTCCCCGAACATACCGCCACCGAGTAATCCAGATTTAGTGGTCAGCGCATCCATAATCCCGCCGAAACCACCGCTAGTCCCACCTGCTATAGATGAGATTCCTGGAATACCAGCTTTTGCTATACCGCCAGCTATAGTGCTACCAACTTTACCCAAAGCACCACCGATGCCAGGTATTTTAGTAGCTAATCCACCGATGCCACCCAAAACACCGCCTAAAGCGGTTCCGACTCCTGGAATAAAAGCCGCGATTGGCGCTACTTTTTTAACTACTTTGCCTAGTTTTTTTCCTATCTTTTTAAAGAAACCAAATTGCTCTAGTCCTGTGTTTGGGTTTAGACTTGCTATACCGACACCAACTACAGCCTCTTCGGGGTTGATCCCCATTTGGTTAAACTTGCTTTCTAATAAACTTTCTACTTCTGGGTCTTGCACGATTTCTGGAGGAACAACAACTTCCCCTGGTCTAACGTGAGCCAAGGCAGTATCTTCTCCGCCACCCATGGCCGCAAGCTCTTGCGCTACTGAACCCAAAGGGGCCATAGCTTGAGCCTGCAATTTTTCTATCATCGCCATTAGACCTTCCCTTTCTTCGGGGTCTGTGGATGTTTCAGCCTCTTTAGCAATCTCCATAATTGCAGTTTCTTGATTAGTCATTTGACCTTGAGGCATAACTGAAAATCTTTCTTGAAGTATAGGGGCCACTCTCTCTGCGGCTTTAGCTACTGGTTGAGGGGTCATTGCTTGTGCAAGAGCTCCCATTGGTAGTTTGTAAACTTTTTCTAATGATTCTGCTAATGCCATATCTATCCTATCGTTACTGTTACAGCTCCTATACTCGCTGTTGCAGACACCCCGGTAGGGTATGTCTGGTGCTCGTAGAGATTCCTAAAGTTAGTGCCATCAAAGCCTTGATGAACCTCTGTCGTACTGTTAAATATAATAGAGCCGGTAGCGAATTGCAATTCGCCGAGCTCTGTATTTGTGTAGCTCCTAGTAACATCTGGATCCTCCGAGGCCAGGTTTAACTCTAGTATTCTAACAAGCCTATTGAATGTATCAATTGAAACTTCCGCTCCTTGTGCTTGTGGCAGTCTTGTCTGTAGTAATTTACCCATTACCTACGCCCAGATTGCTGTATATCTACTCGGGTATTACCCAATCTCCATTTAAAATTTTTGCGATCTGGTTCTGTATTGTCGTCGTCTGATTCAAAACGTAAGACAAACTGCCGAGTTCGTGTTCTTAAACTTGAAAACGTAGATGAATTTTTTATTTGTGTGGTTGAGTCGGTTGTTAAAGTTTGATTGTTAAAATCTCTTCTTTTTACAACGACATTGATAGCTGGATCTGGACTTGTGCCTACATCATTTTGAAAAAGTATATCGGGTATAATTTTCTTCAAAAACACAAAGCTATCGCCGTCTGTAATGTCAATGTCTGCGGATTCTACAAACACACCATCCATAGAACTAGTGTCATCATCCGAACCGGTTTCATGTTGAAACAAATATTTTTCAGAGGATGACTCTCCTGCGGCCAATGGTTTTTCATTAATACCAGGAGGTAGCCAAGCATATCTTTCTAAAGATCCAATACTCCAGGAGTCCTCTTCGTAGTTATATATAACATACCTAGATATTTCGTCGGTATTATCGGTAATACTAGGGTAAAAAAACCAAATCTCTGAAAACTCTTCATTCAAACCTGTAAAACACTTAAACGACTGGTCAACGTCAAGATCTGAAAAAACATAATCTTGGACGCTACAATTAAGTTTTTTTATTGAACCGTTATAGAAGTAAAAAGCGTTTTTTGACATAAAAAAAACACCGTTTGGTGCATTTGCAAACGCTTTCGGTCCTATTAGTCCGGCACCCTCATTAATTAAATTAATCGCAAAAGTAAGTGGTGGGCCAATAAAAGACATGCTGTATAAGGAAGTATCTGTCCAAATTAAAACCTCTTGTCTTGATTTTATGCCACCAATTATTGATGAACCGCTGGAGAGACGCAAAGATCCTGCTGTATTTGTATTCAAGGGTTCAAACTCTAGTTCATTTTCTTGGTCTGAAAAGGCAACTAACATAGGATCTATAGATCCTGTTCTTGATCCGCCACTCAATGGATCGGCTCCTAAAACAATCAAATGTCTGTCAGTTTCGGAAGTTATTACTTGCAGAGCTTTTGTTGGTACTTTATTGGCCCCACTTACGGTAGAAAGTTCTACCGCTCTAGTAGAAAGACCATCGCCTTCAACCCACCTGTAGATACCTCCGTTTCTTGGGTTAATAATTAGATTTTCGCCAAAATTATCGTGTGTCCATTGTCTTAACTGGTTTGTGTCACTCAACGCTGTTGCGGCTCCCCAACCTCCAGCGCCCCATGTGCTAACACCCCAACCTGTGCTTGGTACAAATACATCAAGCCCAGAATTTATTTGATAGACTGCGTCTGTTGCTGATCCTCCGTTACCCGAGTCACTTGAATTTGCTGTGACTGTAGCACCTGTCGTATCTTTTGCTGTAATTTCGTAAGTATTGGTGCCAGTTACTAAATTTATTTGATATTCTTGATTTAATACGGTTGCTGTTATGTTGCCACCCAAAGAAACCGCGCTTGAGAAAGTTACAAAATCACCATTGACTGCTCCGTGACCTGTTTCAGTTACGGTTATTGTTGAAGATCCGTTTGTAGCGGCAAATGTTGTAGAATTTGTGGAGGATCTTCGTATTGGAGTAACGTCATAATATACATCACCATTTTCAATGTAATACTTATTGGTTGTGCCGATACCTAGATATTGAGAGCCGTCAAGTGCCGTCCATGCGTGCAAAGCTCTCGGAGATCCAATAATTTCATTATCGGAATACTTTTGCCAACCTCCTATTTTTTCGACACGACCTTTTCTGAACCGTATAAAATTACCGTCAACCCAACCACCTTCATTTGAGTAATCGGTTTCCTCTTTATTGATTCCAGGTCTGAAATTAACTTTTGTTAGTGGCATAAACAAATTCTACCATTGAGACAATAGAATTAAGCCAATCTAATAATAGCACCCGTAGCTGTTGCACTCGGGAATACGATTGTAAAATCACCCGCGGTGCTTGTCTTGTCTCCACCAAAGTCTATAGCACATACAGCTTTGTCGGAGTTAGTGTCGTTATAAATTAAACAACCTCTCGCAGTTACAGTAGCATTACTAAAAGTTAAATCAGCAAAATCACAAACCGCAGTAGTTCCAGACGCAACTGGAGTTACATTTGTCAAAGCAGATCCACCAGAAGTGTAATTGGTTCCACTTGCTTGACCTGTAGTTGTGAACGCAGTAGTGCCAGCACCCAAAGTAGCGGATGATGTATAAAGCGCTAATTTAAAAGAATTACCACT